GTCGTGTATTTTCAGATAATAAACACACGTATGGTGGTTATAAACCATTTTACCGTTCTATTAAGGCTGCGCCTGTTACTGATAATGAATTTAGAGGATTATAATAATGGCATTACCAAGTAAATTAAAAAAACATTTACCATTAATACCTGAAAAGGTTGGTCGTGAAAGAAGACAAGAAATGTTGGATGATATAACCAACCAAGGAACTTTTTTACCAAAAGGTGTTTTACATGCCGACTTAGATTTAGGGATGTTAGATTTTGTAAAAGAACAATTAAAATTAGTGGTGACTGAAAAACCTGTACCTACTGTAGATAAAATTATAACGACACAGAACTGGTCTCAATTCACAGAGACATGGAACTTCCAAGATTTAGATAAGAACATTTCACTACCATTTATCGCAACAGTAAGAACCCCTGAGGTTAAGTATGGAACTTTTCAAGGAGGGGCGGCTAATATACCTAACAGAAGACAATTCTTTTATTATACCGTTCCAACTTGGGATGGTCAAAGAAAGGGTGCAGATGTTTATACAATACCTCAACCAATACCTGTTGACATTACATATAATGTAAAATTATTCTGTAATAGAATGCGTGAACTTAATGAGTTTAATAAAATTGTTATGCAAACGTTTACATCAAAACAGGCATACACCCAAATTAAAGGTCACTATATTCCAATTATTATGGAGGGGGTTGCGGATGAATCAGTAAAAGAAATAGAAAAAAGAAAATATTATATTGCTAACTATACTTTTATAATGAAAGGTCTTCTAATTGATGAGGCAGAATTCAAGGTATCACCTGCAGTTACTAGACAAGTTTCTTTATTTGAAACTGAGACAAGAAATACGTCAAGAAGAGTAAAATTAGAACCATCAAGACCCGATAACTTTGATTTAGATTTATTATTTGTTGCAGGTAATAACCAATTATCTGAAGTTTTTAGATATACGGTTGACTTAAAAGTGACCGAATTAGAAAACGTAAGTTCTTATGATGTGTTCATCAATTCAAATTATGTGGGAACTGATTTAACCACAATTCAAATTAATGACGGAGATACATTTTTAATTACTGTAACAAAGGCAAACTTATTAGCTGAAAGTAAAATTAAAACAGTATCTTATTTAGTTTGATTATTCACCGTAGATATCTTTAGTTTCTTTACAATTTTCCATAATTAACTTTTCCAAAAACTTGTAAATTTTTAATCCGTTTTTATCACAGTATTTTTTTAACTGATTGTGTATTTCTGCATCAATTTTTAGGTTTTTTATTTTCTTAACGGGTTTTTTCATAGTAGGTAGAAAAAAGGCAGAATTTATTCTTACTCCCTAATAAATATTATAAGAATGTAAAGTTTTTTGTTATTTGACGATGTATTTATATATAAAAAATAAATTTAAAATACTTTTATTAACATGGCATCATCAAATAAGGTTTTTGTTTCTCCTGGTGTATATACATCGGAAAGAGACTTAACGTTTGTGGCTCAAAGCGTGGGTGTAACCACTTTAGGTGTTGTAGGTGAAACTCTACAAGGACCAGCTTTTGAACCAATCTTTATAACAAATTTTGACGAGTTCCAAACTTATTTTGGAGGAACAAGTCCTGAAAAATTTGTTAATACACAAATACCAAAATACGAATTGGCTTATATCTCTAAATCTTACCTATCACAATCTAACCAACTATTTGTAACAAGAGTTTTAGGTTTATCAGGATATGATGCAGGTCCGTCATGGTCTATTGTGACAATTGGTAATGTTGACCCTTCTACAATACGAGTTACGGGTACTACGGGTCCTATTGGTGTAACATTCACAGGAACAACGGGAGGAACCGTAACATATACGTCAGTTCCATCATCAATTAACGTAAATGGAAATTTTTATAACTCTTACACTGAATTCAATGGAGCAACTTCTTCAATTGCTGAAGATTTAACAACTTTTTTAACAAATCAAATGTATTTGTTTGCTACAAGTTCATCCACTTCAGGTAAAACAGCAATGTTTTGGGGTTCCTCAAGTGCATCGACTTTAACAAGTACTACAGGTGTTACTTCATTAACTACTATTACAGGTTCTACCGAAATGTTCGGGGTTCCAAATGTAAACCAAGCTTATACTAATTTTTCAGCATCAACTAATGACCCATGGTATTATGGATTATTTAATTACTACCAAGGCTCAAATGATGTAAATACATATTTCGGACAAAGTATGGGTGCCGCACTTTCAGGTATTTCTACAACACCAACAACGGGTGTATATTCAGGAACTGTTGCATTCTTTACTACATCTTATTCAGGAGCACCATATTCAACTTATGATGATATGGTTGTTGCAACATTAAGGTCAAGAGGTATTTCAACATATACTTCAACTAATGCAGGACCTTTCTATGAGGTTACGGGAACTACAGATGTTGCTATGATTTGTACAGGTGCATACTCGGCGGTAACTAAAAATCCATATTCAACATTCCAAATTTCGGGTGTTACTTATGATGGTGATAACTTTAGTTTTGAAACATCGATGTTAAGTACAAACAAAAACTATTTAAGAAATGTATTTGGAGCATCTAACTTTGGTAAAGCAAGAAATGAAGTTCCTTTATTTGTTGAAGAGACTTATTCTGCATTATTACAAACAGGTTATAGAGCAGGTCAAATTAGAGGTTTATATTGTGAATTAGTTGATTTACCTGGTGTTAGATATTCACCAACTACAGAATCAATTGCATTCTATTTAGAACAATTCCAAACTCCAGAAACACCTTTTGTTGTATCTGAGTTAAGAGGTAATACAGTTTATAAATTATTTAAATTTGTTCTTATTTCTGACGGTAATTCTGCTAACACATACGTTAAACTTTCAATCGGAAATGTATCATTTGCTAATGGAACATTTGATGTGTTTGTAAGAGACTTTTTTGATAACGACCAAAATGTTAGAGTTTTAGAAAGTTTTACAAATTGTTCATTGGACCCAACTCAAAATAATTATGTTGCTAATAAAATTGGAACATCTAACGGTGAATATGAAGTTAAGTCTAAATATATAATGTTAGAAATGAGTGATGAAGCTCCTACAAACGCACTACCTTGTGGATTTGAGGGTTACATTATGAGACAATATGCTAACGCAACTCCACCATTTGTACCTTACAAAACTAAATACTTCACAGCAGGTGAAGTTATCTATAACCCACCATTTGGTTCGACGAGTGGAGGTGATAACCCAGTTATCTCAAGTGGTGAAAATAAAAGAAGAGCATACTTAGGTATATCTAATATATCAGGTTTTGACTACGACTTCTTCCAATACAAAGGAAAACAAATACCAAATAATATTGCTACTGATACAACAGGACCATCTTGGGGTTATTTAACTAAAGGATTCCACATGGATAGTGGGGCTACTGTTGTAACGGTATCAAGTTCATATGTAACTTCAGGTCAATCGGCATTTGAAGTAGGTGCGGGGTCATTTAATTCTGAACCTAGTGATAATACTAATCCATACTACAATTTAATTTCACGTAAATTTACTTTATTAGCATATGGTGGATTTGATGGTTGGGATATCTATAGAGAATATAGAACTAATAGTGACACATTCGCATTAGGTCAAACAGGATTTAAATTTGGGGCAGCAAGTTCAGTAACATTCCCAACAGCAACAGGATGGGGGGCGTTCAAACAAATTTCAGGACCTAACCAAGAAACTTGGGCTAATACTGACTACTACGCATACAAATGGGGTCAATCAACTTTTGCAAACCCTGAATCAACAAACATCAACGTATTTGCAACACCTGGTATTGATTATGTTAATAACTCAAACTTGGTTGAAGATGCTATTGATATGATTGAAACAGATAGAGCAGATTCAATTTACATCGCAACAACACCTGACTTTAATATGTTCTTACCATCTTACCAAGACATCTCTGAAGGTTTAATTTACCCACAAGAGGCGGTAGATAATTTAGATACAACAGGTATAGATTCAAATTACACAGCAACTTACTATCCTTGGATTTTAACAAGAGATACAGTTAATAACACACAAATTTATATTCCAGCAACTTCAGAAGTTGTTAGAAACTTAGCGTTAACTGATAACATAGCGTTCCCTTGGTTCGCATCAGCGGGTTACACAAGAGGTTTGGTAAATGCTATTAGAGCAAGACGTAAGTTGACACAAGAAGATAGAGATGTATTATACAAAGGTAGAATCAACCCAATCGCTACTTTCTCTGATGTAGGAACAGTAATTTGGGGTAACAAAACAATGCAAGTTAGAGAATCTGCACTTGACAGAATTAACGTAAGAAGATTGTTACTACAAGCACGTAAATTGATTTCAGCAGTGGCTATCAGATTGTTGTTCGAACAAAACGATAACAAAGTAAGACAAGACTTCTTGGATTCAGTTAACCCAATCTTAGACC